CATGGACAATGTGGAACAGTTCCTTCACGCCCTCGGCAAACACGCGGGCAATGAGTTCGATACGCTGCGCTGCGGCGCTGGTCAATTGGGCAATGGCAATGCCGGAATGGGCTTTGGATAGCGCATTCGGGTCTACGCCGGTAAAAGACTGATTGGTGCCGGTGCGGTGCTCGATGAGTCTATCCGTGTACTCGAGCACGCCGATGGCTTCACCCGCGACGAACGGATGCTGCAACGGCATGATTTCCTGCAACGGCTGACCGCCGCCGGAAACGCGCACGACGCCACCCGGACGGCTGGTGAGCATGTCCTCAAGGTTTACCTTGTCGCTGATACCGTAGCGGCCATTGTTCGCCAGATACAGGTTATCGAGCATCTGGCGCCAGAGAGTCGTCTTGACCAGTTGCAGGTCTGCGATCATGTCGCGCACGGACAAACCTGGGTGACGGTGCGGGAGCAGCGTGGGAACGATGGCGGCAACCTGCACGCCGGTCGATTCCTGGTTGTAGAGCACTGTGCGGCCCACCATCATCACCATGCGGTGCTCGGCTATGCCGTCACCGTCAAAATCGAACTTGATCCAGATCGTGCGCAGGCGCACCTTGCGATTTACGCCAGTGCCGTCCATCCTTCCGGTGAAAGTCTCGGAAAACTGGTCGCGGGCAAGGGATTCCTCGCTTTCCTCCGTGCCGTGGCTGTCGCTGATATCGTCATCGACCTTGAATCCGCGCTTGCGAATTTCTGAAATGGTCATTTCTTCCCAAAACTCGAAAAAATCCGCATCGCGCACCGACATACCGGACACGCGCTGACTGATAAGGCAGTTTTCAGGCGGAAGCACGCACACCTTCACACCCTTGTATTCCCTCGTGCGCCTGATTTTTACGTCGTGGAGCATGACCGGGGGCAGAGGTTGCCCCATCTGATCCACATACTGCGGACTTTGACGCATTTCGTGGGCGACAATCTCGATTTGCGAGTCTTGCGCCATCTGCGTCAACTGGTCGTCCGTCAGCCCCTTGTAGGTCTCGGTCTCGACCTGCACACTGGTATCCCAATACGCCAAGGCATAGGCATTTTTGGTCAACAGGGCATCGGTGAACCACTCATAGCAGGTCGTGAAAAAATTGTTCTTTTCCAGTAAAACGTGATTGATGTAGTCCGTTTCTTGCTCGGCGCGCGGTTCATCTTCCGGGCCTACGGGGTCGAACGTGGCAACCTGCGAGCCTGCGGTAAATATCCGCATGAGGCTGGGCTTGATCCACTCGATGGTGTCGTAAACGTCGCGCGACACCACCTGAGAGCGGCCTGAAACCTCATTGCCGTAGGGTTTGCCCATGTAGTCGTCGATCGCGCGGGCGCGTTCGGTGCTCAGGTCGCCCGTCGTGGTGTCGCTGCCGTAGCAGTTCGACTCGGCGGCATCTATGGCCGCAATCAGTTCTTCTTCACTCATAGCCGAGCACCACGATGGAGTTGCGGAAGGCAGCAAGTTCCTTGTCCGTGAGCTTTACAACGCCATCAACGGAACCGTCGAGAAGCTTTTCGACTACCGTTGCGGCAAGAGAGTCGTTGTCACGCAGAATCAGGCGCAGGCGCTTTATGTCCGATGGGGTTTCACGTGGAACGTACGGTTCATCCGTGATTTCAGGCTGTTTTTTCGGCCTGCCGGGGCCACGTTTGAGTATGTCCATCACACGATCCCCATTTCAGGATATTCCAGACGCTTGTTCCAGCCCGGCTGAACCTCAATCGGCCACTGCAACGGCAGGTCAGGCTCCATGATGCGCGACAGAGAATCCAGCATGTCCTTGTGATTGCTCACCGGGAAGGGGTAGTACTCCTCCTCGACAAAATCATGAACCAGATCGCGGGTATTCTTCTCCCAATCCGTGACGTGCAGGCTGTGAGGCAGGTAAATCCGGCCAGACTCGAACGCCGAGAGCAGGCGGCGTATGCGGTCATCCTTTCCCGCGCGGCCAGCACATTCCTTGATCTTCCCTTCGATCCTGTATCCCCTGCGGTCGCCCTCCGACTTGATGTGCTCGATGTCCGCCATCATGCCGTAGCGTTCATACCGAATCTCGACCAGCCTGCGGGAAAACTTCTTCGCCAGCGTATACAGCCGGTCGCAGCGCTCGACCAGATTCAGGCGATCCCGAACCATGTCCAGCACGTAAAAATTATTGTCCTCGGCCAAACCGATAACCCACATTGCCGTGTAGTCCGATTCCTTCCGCTTGCTGTTCGCGGAATCCACGCAAATGTAGACGTTCATCGTCTCCCACTTGCCCAACGTGAAATACCGCAGCCATTCGCGTTTAAACCCCTGCAGGGCGTCCGCCTTCGGGTTCAGCAATATCTGCGTGCCAAACGTATACGGCCCCATGATCCTGCGCTTCTGGGCCAGCGTCTCACGATCCCAGAACACAGGATTCCCGTCCTCAGTACCGTCATCCGTCGCCGGGTAGCGCCGAACCTTCACCGCCCCGCGTTTAATCAGCGTGAAATACGGGTCGTTAAAATGGTAATGCGTGCCAGCAAACCTCTGCACGCCGCCAAAGCTCCCAAGGTTGTAACTCAACTCCAGAGCCTTCATGGTCTTTTCGATCATCTCTGGATTGGTCACGCTGTCAGCCGTTACGATGTCGTCGTACATCAAAACCCGGAAATGCTTTGACGTAGGCTGGCCATCCACAACGCCCCAAGCCTCAATCGTGGCCTCGTTAGGATTCGATTTGCGCTTTACGATAATCCCGTCGTCCTCAGACCACTTGGGAGACTGCTTCACGTCCTTGCCCCACAGAATATCCGGGAACAAGGCATGCAGCGTTTCATTCGACTCCAGTTCCCGCATGATCTGCCGCATGAACGCCTTAGCAATCGGCCTCGTATGACTGAATATCCCGACCGTCACATCAGGGTCTTTCAGTATCGCCTGCAACGTCCCGCCAAACGTGATGATGCTTGTCTTGTAGTGCTCCCGCGACCACAAATCCAGATACCCGTCCGGTTCAGCCTCAACCTCCCGACACCGCCTGTAAATCCACTGGTGCAGCATGTCCTTCCGACCACACACCCTCACCAGCAAATAAAACCTGTCGCACCGGCACAAATCCCTCATCACCTGCGTCAACTGCCCACTACTGATCTTCTTTCCCGCCTTCTCCAGCGCGTCCCAATACCTCACCGCATCCGTCATAGATGCCTTATGCAGCCGGTCTACTACGTCAGGCGTAAATGCCATTTACTTCCCAAAAATTTTTTTTGCGCCAAAACTGGAATCGCGTTTTAGGGGGGGCATATCGAGGATGAGCCTCGCCATCATAACCCCCGCCTCTGCTGAATCCGAACCGAATTGTCAGTAATTACTCACGTATAGCGTGCGCCTACTTAGTTTGGTTGCTGAGTAGACTACCGAATAGACAGCGTAACTCATTGATTATCATCACTATTGTCCTCGATGCGCTTGGCAGTTGCCCCCATAGTTGCCCCCACATCACGCGCCTGATCGATCACCCTGACGCTGTCGAGCAGTGCTCCAGCATCGAACTGTATCGTTTGGTCAACAGTCACATTCACGTTTAGATTCAATGACTTATCAGCAAAGTCCTTGTTTACCTTGCCGGCTAACTTGAGATTAAATTCGCCCCTCGCACGTGCGCGCGCGATGCAAAGCGCGTCCGCAGGTAGCTCTTGCATCTCCTGCGCCGAATCGTAAACCCAAGTTGCGGCTTGTTGAGCGACGGCGTCTTTGTAACCCTCTGGGTCTCGCCGTTGCAGAGCTTGTCGCAGTCCGTCTGCGGTAACGCCGTATCGCACTGCAATCTGTTTGGCGATGACACCGCTACGGATTTCAGCGAGTGCCGACTCGACATCCAGGTTAGCCAGTGCGCCCTCATTGCTCATGCGCGGGTTATAGCGCGTTGCTGCGAGGATTGCAAGAGAGGTGTGGCCCGCAACGTCGAGTTACCCACAATACCCCTGTGGATAACTCGCCTATCGCCAGTCTGTGGGCGTCCTCGACCGAAGGTCAAGGGCTTTGATAGACGTCAACCTCAACACCTGGCTCGCAACTGTGAGAGCGTTTGGGGTTTGACGTTTAACATTTTCTTTAAAATGTGCTGTTGACGTAAGTGGTTGATTTTAAAGATTTTGTTGTAAAAGACCTTTGTATTCAACTACTTATCATATGGGTACTGTGTCTCCCTACCGGTACTTGGTTGGTGGTTGGTGGTTGTATCGTCACCCTACAAGGTACCCTATAGGGTAGGTTATGGGGTACCCCATCGTTTGCTTGCTCCCTTTTTACCGGACGCGATCATTTTTTCGATTGCGCTGGCGGCCTTGTTTAGCTCCATGTCAGCGCGTTTATTATGCCGGTCTCCAGCATCATCAGTGGGGAAAAACTGTTGCGCGACGTTCATTACCGCGTCACGCTCGATCTTGCTCACTGCGCCACACACTCTGTTTAGCTCTGACAGGTGGCGAGGTAACTTGCCAGCGCTGGCGTAATACGCATCCAGCAACAGCGTGTAGGCACCATGCTCTGCCAGGGACAGGTGCATTGTGTCTCTCTGATAATCCCCGATGTACCGCCGATAGTAATTCACGGCGATTTACTCTCCAGCTATCGCTTTGCGTGCCCTGTCTCGATCTGCGGCCACGGTCGCCTTTGCGCACTCACAGCAATTGCCCATGACCGTGTACCGCTCGGCAACATGCCCGTACTTACAGGGTTTGCCTGTGTAATACCTGCGCTGCCCGTTGCGGATTGCTTCCTGCCTTGTAGTGATCTTCACGCCCGCCCCTTGTGTTAGAGTGTGATTTAGATCATACTACAGATTCAGATATAATTCTGCGTGATTACGGGATTTTGCGCGGGATTCAAAATAAATGATGGCTGGCACGATTTATGCCGTAGTAACCGCTCACGTGACATTTTTATATCCTGTGTTTTTTCTTTAAGTAGCGCAGCGCGCGAAACGCTATGCCTAGTCGTAGCGCGGCATTTGTTTGATGGCCTCCCTCGGATTCCAACGCTTTGATGACTAAAGATTTTTCGTATTCCGATACTATCTCGTGCAAGCACCCATTGGACGCTTCGGATGCGGCAAATTTAGCGTTTCGCACCAGATTAGAACGTTCCGCGAGATTTTCTTTTTGCGACGCAATCCTAACGTTTCCTGTCTCATATGCACCCTTGTCACTGTATCGGCACATGACCAAGTTGTCCGCCTTTTTCCGGTCAAGATGCGGCGCCCAGATCGACCGCCATTCCTCAAACGTAAGTTTGAATTCGATACCCCTTCTTTTCGCATGCGACCGTTGGCTTGAGTACATCATCTTTAATTTGTTTTCGTTTTGCATGGAATCTCCAAGTTTCGATGTGACAAAAATTGTCAATACACGACGAAAATTGTCTCGTTGTTATCCCATCGTAATACCGAATCAAACCATACATCCGTTAATAATCAACAACTTACGATTTATTTCCGACCTGGCACGGTATCTGCATATATACCAGTGCAGGCAACACAACCAACTGGAGGGCATCATGGAAAAAAAATGTTATTTCAAGACTGCGAAGGCGAGCATTTCCTGTGCGCATTTTTCTGCTGGAGAATTTGTTGCCGTCAAGTATTCCTATACCGATGGCAATGGCACGGACTGGTACGACATTGATCGCAGTGAACGCGGCGCACTGCCCTACAAAATTTGTTACCCACAGCATCATTTGACTGAATTTTGCCTCTAGCGCCTCAGCCCGCAGGCATCACGTGCCTGCGAACGGATGCACTCGCAGCAAACTCAAAAAGGAGCGGCGAACATGAGCAACACGCAGCAAGACGCATTATCTCGCGCAAGACAATCTGCCAGCACCATGAACTACGGCAATATTTATCAGGGGTTTGCGGAAAAGGGAATTACCGACGCGCGCCCTCGTGAAAACGTGTTCACGTACGCGGCATGGCGGGCTCTAGGACGGCAAGTTAAACGGGGCGAGCATGGCGTATCGTGCGTTACTTGGGTGCCCATGACGAAAAAGGATTCTACCGGAGAGTCACAACCTATTGGGCGGCGCCCGCGTAGCACTAGCGTATTTCACGTATCACAGACGGAGCCGCGCGACGGATACAGTGATGGATTGTGGCAATACGCTTTGCGAGAGGGTGTGCTACAGGAACAACAAAAAGCAGCGCCGTGCGCTAACACGGCTACCGCTTGCAATACCGATACAGAAGATTTTGACGTTTACTACTCCAGCGAATTCACCGAAACAGCGAGGGCATAATATCATGGATAACGCACAGAATGAACGTCGGCAACGCATGCTGGAAAAGGTACGTAAACTGCTGGCAATGGCGCGCGACGGTCGCGGCAATGCCACCGAAGAGCAAACGGCCATGCGTCAGGCTAATAAGATCATGGCGGAATTCGGCGTTGCAGAGGCCGAATGCGATATAGCATCTCTTGACGCTGGGGCTATGTCATTCGGTGAAGCGCAGTGTATGCCCGATGGTCGCGCACCGGAACAGGGGGTTACTCACAAGACGATGCCCGGCCACATTAGCACGCTGGCGCTGGCCGTTGCCAAGTTCACGGATTCTATTGTTGCCCTCAAGACCACGACAAACGGCAAGACGCTGATTTTCCGTGGCGAGAAAAACGACGTACTGCTGGCTCGCTGGTTGCTTGGCGTACTGGTTCATTCCATAAACCGCGAACAGAAGGCAAGCGGCTGGTCTAGCAAGGCCGATGCTACCGCGTTTAAGGTAGGGGCAACACGCGAACTATACAAGCGCATGTTTGCACTGCACGCTGAAAGGCAGGCCATGTATCAGGCCGCGCAACGCGAGAGCAACAGCCGTGCGCTGGTAGTTGTAGATCGTAAACACGATCATATTGTAAAGTTGTTTGGAGCGCAACGCGTGCGGCATACGGCGTTCCGTGGCCGTGGCGATAACGGTGCTGGCATAGCAGGCCGTGAAGCAGGTCAGCGTATCAATATCCCCGCTGGCCGTCCTATCGGTGGTAATGCACAACGCGCCATAGCCTAGCTCATAACGGTGCTCGGCATAGATCGTCGCAGCGTAAAGCAATCCCCAAAATCCAAAGGAGCAATCATGCCCATAAGATACAAACTCACAGACCAAAACGCACGCACGCATAACGGCCATCAATGGATCGTCGGCGAGTGGTTCACGGCCACCGGCAACAGCAACGCCGAATGCACTGATGGTGTGGTGCATTACTACGATTCTCCTGCCGCTGCTGTACTTTTTAATCCGACTCACGCATGTATCAAAAATCCCCGCTTGTGGGAATTTGAAACCAAAAACGAAATTGGCCACGACGCGCTAAAGGGCTGGTGCAAGCGTGCGCGAATTGTCCGCGAGATTGCTATTCCTGAAATTACCACGGAGCATCGCGTTGAGTTTGCAATTCGCTGCGCGATGCTCGTTTATTCTGATGCGTCGTGGCTCACGTGGGCAAACAACTGGCTGTCCCGCGCAGACCGTAGTGCCGAGAGTGCCGCGAGTGCCGCGAGGGCCGCGAGTGCCGCGAGGGCCGCGAGGGCCGCGAGGGCCGCGAGGGCCGCGAGTGCCGAGAGTGCCGCGAGTGCCGCGAGTGCCGCGAGGGCCGCGAGTGCCGCG